ATTCCTATGATGAGAACTGTTTGTAATTTTAAAGGACAGGCTGTTGGAGGGAATGTTGTTAGTGCTTGGTATGACTGTGATGAAACATTCTATGTTTGGTCAAATATAGGATATATGAACTTTACTCCGGCTGAAGATAATGAGGCTGGGTATAGACGTTGTCCTTATGGTGGAATAGTTAGACATACAAGAAGACTTGGCGATTATGTAGTTGGCTATTCTTCAAAAGGAATAACTATGATGTTCCCTGTTGGTGAGCCAGCAACAACTTTTGGTTTCAAAGAAGT